GGATAAGAACCCAGAAGTTGTCCCTAGTTTAACACAAGCGCCTTCGACACTGCCTTCTACGGTTAACCCCTTTGATAGTTTAGACATTCCAAGTTCCCGTAATCCGTTTCTTAACTTACCAACACTGCCCCCAAGCCCCACGTTATTACCTAACCCGCAGGACCAAGAGATACAGCGCCGGCTTAATCCCTAGTCCTCTAAGCAATCTACCTTAACGCCGAGCCCACCGAACAACTGCACCATGTTATTAACATGGTGGGTTACCTCCTCTATGATGTCATCATCATCGGTCATGACGGCCAAGCGCATGGCGTTCTCTACAACTTCCAGCAACGCCTGGACCTGCATGTTGTGCATGTCATCAAACCCGACCGTCTTTAAGTTCTTCTCGATCATTCGATCTCTCCCCAATTATCCTTTAGCTCCTCATCAACCTTCGACGGAACCTTTAACAAGTGTGACATACCTGTCTCCATGATCTCCGTAATCCGAGATGCTTGCTCTTGGCTTTCTATCGAAAAGCATAGTTCATCGTGAACTGTGAGCATAGGAATCAATCCCTCGGCATAGCAATCGGCCATCGCCTTCTTGGTTTGGTCCGCTGCGGATCCTTGTATCAGTTTATTGAGCGCCTTGTAGGTGAATGCCCTCCTGATCTGCTTTCCCATCACACTGCAGTATTGCTCCTGTGCTTCCTTTAGAGGCAGAGGTTTGTTATATGCCCACCCTACTGGCTCCCACATGTCAAACCGGCACCTACGGCCCAGTATAGTGCGTATGGAGCCCCTTCTAGCGGCTGTATTGGACGCCATACCTGCAAGGCCTTTAACAAACGGAACTTTAGTCTGGTGTGTGTTCAGCAAATCCGATGCTTCCTGCAACGAGATGTCCAACTGGTCGGCTAGCTTGGCCTTGCCCATGCCGTACATAATGCCAAGGTTCACGGTCTTGGCTTCCTTGCGGGTGATGTTCGCGAAATCAGCAACCATCTGGTGCAGATCAACATCGCGGATCTGCCACTCCTTAACGATCTCATCCACCATAGGATCTTTGTGATCATCGCTCAGACCCGCAGCAAAGTGTACCAGCAACCGTGGCTCTTGGCTGGAGTAATCAAACGATCCCCACTTGCATCCTTGCTCCGGTACAAACAGACCCCGTATGAGCTTCTTGATTTCCGGATCCCGCGCAGGAATCTGCTGAAGATTGGGGTTGGACGAGGAGAACCGGCCCGTAACCGTGCCCCCATCATCGCTCCGCAACTGGTGGAACTCGCAATGAATGCGGCCCTTGTGTTCGTGGCGCAGGATGGTGTCGATGAATGTTGTGTTGGCCTTGTCTAACTCTCGCAGCCTAACGATCTCTTTAGCCATGGGGTGGGGGTGCAGATTAAGGAACTGCTTAGTGAAAGACGCCTGTCCCGATTCCGTCTTCTTGTATTCCAGATTCAGCTTATCAAAGACCTTCTGAACAGAGGTCGCGGCCCACGGCTCGATGTCCACACCGGTTTGCTTCTTAATAGATCCCTTGATCTGAGCAACCCTTTTGGTCAGTCCTTCCCTAGCTTGCTCGGCCTTTGATACATCAACGGGAACCCCAGCCTGTCTCATCTTAATCATGAGGGGTATGAGGCTGGTTTCCAATTCCCAGATCGACCACAGTTCCTGCTTGTCTAGCTCTATCTTTAACCGCTGCCATAGCTTCAGTGTCATCAGGGCATCCTGTTCAGCATACGCCCCCACATCCATTGGCAGCATACGCCACATCTCTGACTTGGGATCAAATCCCCAGTCTCTGGCCGCAGCGCGAAGTGCCTTCTCGTCCTTACGCATATCAATGTAATCACGGCCCAAGTTATTCAGGCTGTAGGAAAACCGGTTCTCGTCCACAATCGCGCCGGTCACCATGGTGTCAATGATCCTGCCCTTCACCTCTATGCCCTCGGCCTGTAGCCAACCGGCATCGTAGGTTGCATTGTGCATGATCTTATCAATCCTAGGCGTATCCATCTGTTGCTTGAACCAACGCATGGTCATCTTGGGATCTAGGTTGTGTCCGTTCTGGTGGCGCATAGGGAAGTAGGCTTTGTAATCCCCAGCAGCTACGGCAATTCCTGCAATGAACCCGTCCTTCGTGGCCCAACCAGGGCCACGGGTAGTAAGGTTTGGATCACACGTCTCAAGATCAACCGCGATTTCTTTGTAACCTGTCAGGTCAGGATACCCTGTTGGAATAATCCAGTTGGGATCTAGCCTGTCGAGTTCCATCCGGTTATTAAAGCTGATTGTTGACTTGTCTTTTCGATCTCTTGCCATAATATTTCCTTGCTGCCTTGGTATTATTTGGAACGTGCTTACTACAGAACTTCTTTTGTCTGCCAACTAACGGGAGCCCACAAGGCTTTCTGGTGCGACCATCGATCTTCTGGCAAGTCTTTGGCTCAACGTATGGATCATACTCCATACCGAACAAAGCATTAAGACCAGGCTCTAGTTCCGCGGCTAACTGTGCGCGGGAAATGGTCTTAGGTTTTTTTGCAAAATCAGAAGAATACTTCGCCATGGCATCTAGTTCGTCCAAAGTAGCGTTCTTTAAAAGATCTTTATAAACCCCAAGAACACCTTTTTCAGCCAAGTATTTCTTTTCTTGCTCGGCAAACTCTTTGGCATAATCCACTGCTTGATTTAGCCATTTCTTTGTTTCCACATCTACATCTACATCTACCTCTACCTCTACCTCTTCTGGTTGAGCATCGGGGGAAACTCGCCCAGATTCTAGCGCATCAAGAGCCCTATCGTTATACTCATCTGCAACCTCTGCTGAGAGGGCGGCGTACCCAACCTTATCGACCCACGAATCTTCATGGCTTATGTCCACCAACAGTCGGCTCGTCTTCAGCCAATCCATCATCAGGCCAACATGCATCGGGCTTACACACCCATGTGTGGCGAGAGCGTTCTTCGTAATTATGTCCCATCCCAAAGATATGGTGGTGAAACTGTCATATACATCGCCGTATTCTTCTTGCCGAGCCCCGTTAATCTTTCTCAATGCATCGTCTATTAAATCATCTCTATTCATATCTCGTACCTATACCTTTTTTCTGTATCCAATATGTGCAGTTCCTTCCGGGCTCTTGTAACGCCCACATAGAATGCACGGTGTTCATCATCTGGATATCTGCTTTCAAGACACGCTCTCGTCGTGCCTAAATAAACCACACAGTAATCGTCCTCCCCTCCCTTCATTGCGTGAAACGTAGATAGTTTAATCCGCGGTGGCTGGGTGATGTCCTCACCTCTTCGCTCTAGCGAACGGACGTATAGCTTCTGGTGATAACCAAACCGCACAATGTCCATCGCATCTGTGTCCAAAGGCGCAATCAAACCAAAGTCACGCACCAATGTATCGTAGTCCAACTGCAATTCCGGATCCGCATCTTCAAGTAATCTAGACGAGCCGCGCTTTACAACAGCCCCGTCCCCCTGCTTGGGTGCCAGAGCGTACATCGTCTTAACCCGCCCCAAGTACAAAGACCGGCCGGCTTGCAGATCGCGCCACGCCATGATCGCATCAGCGTCTTTCGGATTAATCGAGGGCCGACCCTTAACGCTGTACATAAATCCGTCTTCCCGCAGCTTATCTGCAAAATCACGAACGTACCCGTTGGTTCTAGCCATGATTGTCCACGAACCTTGGTAGTAAGGAATGGTGTCCCGACTCAGGTGAAAACAAACCGCGCCCTCCTCTGCTGTGGGCATGAACTTCTTCTCAACCCTATCGTCGATCCGCTTTACGATCTTCTGGGACAAGGCCCATACAGTGCGGGGCAACCGGTACGACTGGCTTAGAATGATCTTGTTTTCGGTTGCGTTAATAAACTCTGCAACCTCAACGCCCGTCCATCGGTGGATAGCTTGGTCATCGTCACCCGCATATACTACGTTCTCAGCATTGGACTTCATGTGATTAACCATCTTCCACTGCAATGGAGTAAGGTCTTG